ATCCAAGGGGCATCCTTTGGTGATGAGTTCTTTGACACTGCTGGCGGAATCCGCTGTGGCAAGCTCAACAAGCGTGACTTGGAAGGCTTGTCTTCTGACGATCCAGAGAGGACACTACAAGCTAATATCAAGTGCGCCCAAGTAGTCTACGGTATGGTCGAGACTGACTCTATCGAAGCTACACCCGCTGTCTGGTACGCTCGTGGCAGTAACTTCATGCCNGTNGCGGATTGGATCAAGACTCTAGAGAAGCAAGGTAAGCTGCTGTTCAATACGAGAGCAACGCTTTCTACGCTACGACAGAAGTACGGTGGGAACATCTACTACAAGTCAAAGATCGACGTTAAGGATTACGTTGAGTTTGACCCAAAGGTTGATGTGCCTATTCTTGAGAAGTTCGTTGAGTCTGTTAACTCTCACAATGCTTACATCGAGTCAGAATACAAAGAAGCCCGTGGGGACTTTGCTGACGCGCAGATTGTAGAATCAATGGATGCTGATGACTAACCTCATCAAAGAATACTTGCAAATTTATTTGCAAAGAGTCGTTTCGGGGGAAGGGAAACTTTCCCCCGATTCTATTGCTCTGTTGTCAAGTGAATTGACTGCGTCAGCAAACCGTCAGTTCTCAAACGAGAAGGCTACACAGAAGTGGCGACCTCGTATGTCTGGTCTGGGCAAGCCTCTGTGCCAACAGCAGCTAGAACGAGATGGCGTCAAGGTCAACAAGAAGATGGACTACAACTCTGTCAACAGGTTCCTATTNGGGGACTGGCTTGAGTCATTGNTGTACGTCGAAATGAAAGAGGCAGGGATAAACGTNGAGGCATACCAAGAAAAGGTATCGCTTGAAATAGCTGGTGTTAAAGTTAATGGCACCCTTGATGTAATCATTGATGGTAAGGTGTGGGACATTAAAACTGCAAGCCCTTATGCTTACATGAATAAATTTTCAAACTACAACAAAGTTAAAGACAGCGATCCATTTGGCTATGTGCTACAGGGCTACCTGTACAGTGCAGCCGTAGACAAACCTTTTGGTGGTTGGATTGTTATGAATAAGTCTTCCGGTGAACTGTTGGTGTGTAACGCCCCATCCATACAGGATGAAGAGCGTGAGGCGGCTCTGGCTAAGGCAGAGTACAACATGACAGTGCTTCAAGACCCTACGATTAAGATACAGAAGCTGGATGATGAACCTGAGATGTACAGGAAACAAAAGACAGGCAACCGAGTGTTAAGCACCACCTGTTCTTTCTGTGACTTCAAAGAACATTGCTGGCCCAAAGCTGAGATGAAGTACAAGGTTGCTTCTGCCAGAGCAAACCCACCGATGGTTTGGTATTCTAAATATGTTACGGAGGAACTTTGATGCCGGTGTTAGTAGTCAATAGAATTTTTAATTCTGATGTTAACTTTAACAAAAGATGTTTTTTTGTTTACGCCGAAAATGAAAAACGTGAGGGGGGAGAAAGCTGGAAACGGTCTAACGACCAGTGCTTGCCAATAACAATAAAGCGAGTTCCGGCTATGTCTATAGAGGCATACTGGAATGACGAAAACTACGAATCAAACTGTAGAAAAATACAGCACGATTTAAACAACATAATCAATATGTTAAAGTATGGTGCTTGTATTTTTATTGAGCAGAATTTTTTATCTAGTGAGGCTAACAGCCCAATGAATACCGAGTGCCCCAAAACTAAAGAGTTTCTTTTAGAGGGACTACAATTGTTGCAATCCAGATACATGCCTTTTTATGTCAAAACGTAAACGCTCAACACGAAATGCAATGGGCACAAAGTACAGGAGCAACTTTGAAGTTGGTTTTGCCAGTGACCTTATTAAACGTGGGGTTAGCTTTGATTACGAGCCTGACGCATACGAGTATGTACCAAACACTACAACCTACACCCCAGACTTTTACATACCAGAACATAACTTCTATGTAGAAACTAAAGGGTTCTTTACGTCTGAAGACAGGACAAAACATTTGACTTTTCGCAAGCAGCACCCTAGCATTGACGTTCGCTTTGTGTTTATGAATGCCAACACCAAAATAAACAAACGATCAAAAACAACTTATGGTGGTTGGTGTGACAAGCACAGTTTTAAATACCACAGCAGAGTTATTAATGACCAGTGGTTGTTTGGGGATGACTATGACGAATGACAATGTTAACAGCCCTGCTCATTACAACGTAGGTACTCTTGAAACAATCCAATTGTTAGAAGAGTCTATGTCAAAGAGAGAGTTTCTAGGCTACCTTAAAGGTAATGTCATAAAATACCTTGCTCGTTATGAGTACAAGGGAAAGCCTATGGAAGACTTAGATAAAGCTTTGTGGTACTTGGAGTACCTTAGTAGGAAGCGAAAAGAATATGACGTTGACCTAGAATTTGAAAAGGGAGTTGGGATGTGAACAAATTCTATGAGTCCGTCAAAGAGTTCCAAGAAGCTTTTGGTCAAACACCATCCATACACAGGCGTGTAAAACTAATTGAAGAAGAGTACAAAGAATTAATGGAAGCTATTCCATTGTCCTTAGTATTTTCATACTCCTCTGATGATCCTATGCCTTTTAACATGATGAAGAAGGAAGCGGCTGATCTATTATATGTTTTGACTGGGCTGTTCGTTGATTACGGCTGGGACATGGATGCTATCTTTGATAGGGTGCATGAGTCCAACATGTCAAAGCTTGGGGATGACGGCAAACCAATTTACAGGGAGGACGGCAAAGTGTTGAAGTCGTCTAAGTACAAAGAACCAGATTTAAGTGGAGTATAATAAATGAACGCAACTAACATGACTGAACTGCCAACCCCGTACCAGAAGTACATCCATACTTCTCGTTACTCCCGCTGGATGGACGATGAACAGCGCAGAGAAACGTGGGACGAAACTGTCAACCGATACTTTAATTACATGGAAGAACGGCTCCAAGAACGTAATGACTTTAGTCTCGACAAGAGTCTGCGTACAGAACTACAGAGTGCTGTGCTGAACCTAGATATCATGCCGTCTATGCGGCTGTTGATGACTGCTGGCCCTGCTGTTGAGCGGTGCAATGTAGCTGCATACAACTGTAGCTACGTTCCTATCGACAGCCCAAGAGCCTTTGATGAGGTGTTGTACATCCTTATGAATGGCACAGGCGTGGGCTTTTCTGTTGAGCGTGAGTGCATCAAGAAGCTTCCAGACGTAGCGGAACACTTTGAGGACAGCACAACAATAATTAAAGTTAAGGACAGCAAGTCAGGTTGGGCAAGAGCATTTAAGGAATTGGTGTCTCTGCTGTACGCAGGGCAAATCCCAACGTGGGATATGTCGCTTGTACGTCCTGCCGGTGCGCGGCTAAAGACCTTTGGGGGACGGGCCTCTGGCCCAGAGCCACTGAATGATCTGTTCCGCTTTGCAGTTAACATGTTTACTAAAGCGGCTGGACGGCGATTAAGCAGCATAGAGTGTCACGATCTCGTTTGTAAGACGGCACAAGTAGTAGTTGTAGGCGGTGTGCGCCGTTCAGCCCTTATCTCTCTCAGCAATCTTAGCGACGATCTGATACGGGCATCCAAGTCTGGTGACTGGTGGAACAACCACAGCTATCGGTCCTACGCTAACAACTCTGCTGTGTATAAGTCTGTGCCTGACATGAACGTGTTTATGAAGGAGTGGCACTCACTGTACGAGAGCCGGTCAGGTGAGAGGGGCATGTTCAGTCGTGCTGCTGCCAAGAAGCAGGTTGCTGTCAATGGTAGGCGCGATCCAGAGTTTGAGTTTGGTACGAACCCCTGTTGTGAGATTATCCTACGACCCAACCAGTTCTGTAATCTTACAGAGGTGGTGGTTAAAAAGAACGACACAAAAGAAAGTCTAGCTAAAAAAGTACAGCTTGCTACTATTCTAGGTACATATCAATCTACTCTTACTGATTTTAAATACCTTAGAAAAATTTGGAAGGACACCACAGAAGCAGAGAGACTGCTGGGCGTAAGCATGACTGGCATTCTGGACAACACTCTTACTAATGGTAAGGACGGCAATCTTGCTGGTGTGCTAGAAAGCTTGCGGGAAGTTGCTGTAACCACAAACAAGAAGTGGGCAGAGGCACTGGGCGTACCCCAGAGTACAGCCATT